CTTTATTATATACTTACGGAAGTATATTGTCAATAGGTTTTGTGAAAAAAATTAATTCATAAAGTATTTCCCGTATCCCGTAGATATTTTTCCCTTACCGCTTCCATTATGTAGCTATTCTGAGAAAGATATCCTTGATCCGTTGCGATTTCCTTTATACGCGCTTTCAGTCCTTTCGGAACCGTAATTTCCATGCGATCATAATTGCTATCACGGTACTTGTTTTTGGCCGCTGTAGCCGCCGCTCCTCTTGGAATGCTTTTTTTATCTGTAACCATTTTGTGTTCCTCCTAAATCTTCGAATATTGTATTTACTGTTCATAAGCCTTTAAAGCCTCGCACAGCTCATCTGCTTCATCTTCAGAAAGACCATATTCACTCATGAGTTCTTCTTTATCTTCGCTTCTCCATCCTCCATCATAAAGAGCTGCTGCATCATACTGATTGTTCATATCCATCATTTTCTTATCCTCCTTGTTTTTTCTGTACTTCCTTAACTGTCTTTATTATATACTTACGGAAGTATATTGTCAATAGGTTTTGTGAAAAAAATTAAAAAAGGCACAATCCCCTCCATTCAAGTTTCTAAAAAGGAACTATCTAGAAAGTTCATGTGCCTTGTGTTCTTATTATAGTACTAATCCTGGATGAGTTAATGCTCCGTTTTGGTCCGGAGTAAGAACTATAGGATCTGTAGCCATGCGGCCATTCTGATCCAAGTAGTACCACTTGCCATTAATTGCTTGCAAGCCTTTGACCATAGCACCATCTGCACCAAGGTAGTACCAAGAACCTTTGTACTGATACCAGACATCATGCACCATCATACCAGCACCGTCAAACCAATACCACTTATCAGCGTCTTTATACCAGTCATTTACAACATATGCCCCGCTTGGTAAATAAAAGCGCCAGCCGCCGTTTTCTTGCTGCCAGCCTTTTTTTGCTGTTGCTGGAGTTAAAAAGAGGGCGCGTTCCTCCTGACGTCTGCGAGAAAGACCAGCCAGCACCTTTCCACCAGCCTTGTTATATGACAGGATTTTGTCTGCAATCTCGGCACGGGTACGGGTCCCTTGCGCTGTCAGCTGATCAATGCTTCCAATGTTGTAAGTAAAGCTTACAAGTGCGTCAAACTCATTTTGAGTCCACTGATAGCTGATATACTTATCTACTTTTGGCCCATATTTACTATCAATAGATCTGTGTAGCCATTCATCTGCTGTAGCCTGGCTGATCTGCAGTCCTTTGCTGATCACAGCGCCTGTGATAGCTTTGTCTGTATTAGTGGTGCCATATCCGATAGTCCAAACACCTACACTATCCTGGTAAGCTGTCAAACGGCAGCCCTCGAATTTTTTGATTAAGTTTAATCCGTTTTCTGATATCTTCATTTATTCTCCTGATCCAGCGCTTACACTTTTAATACTTTTCACCTGTCAGTTCCAGATACTCATCTTCTGTCAACTTTCTAGCCAACACTAATGTTTTAAGCCTGTCTTTGTCCCAGTATTCCGGATAGTATTTTTCAGCCATTTTCTTTACACTTAACATATGCGCTCCTCCTTATAAATCGGTTCCTGTCATTACGGCTAAAAAGTCTATGTCAGCCCTGTTGTGCTTCACCTGCTCTGCCACGCCTGGCTGGGAGAGGATCAGTGTCACAGCTCTGCCTGTTACAGCTTCAGTTTTTACGCTGCCATCATCGTTATAGGTTGCGGGTTGCACCTGTGCATTGTCATTTACACTCTTGGGATTGCCCAAAGCAGTATAACCATCATACACGGCTAATGTTTCCCCAGTGCCATTGATGATTTTTATCTGATCTGTGTTGGAAGCGTTGGAAAAAATGGTGGTCAGATCTTCAAGGTTGTCATCCGACAAAAATGTCAGCTTAAGGCTGTCGCTAAACGCATCAACCCCGTTTACTACTAAATCAAATTCTTTTTCATTTTTTAACTTGATTTTTTCGTTCATTCTTTTTTTTCCTTTCTTTTTCTTTTGTTTTTTACTTATATATGCAATTTTTCTGTTCCGATTACTCAGCTAAACTAGTAATTTAGAAACTCTTGGAACAAACAAACTCAACACAGATAATCATATTTCCAAGGTAGTCTTGAATGCTAATAATAATGGAGTAACGTTTACGATTGATGGCGTTCCTTATACTTCACCAATAATGGTTGCGGGAAAGAGCATTACTAGAATGGAAATTGATACAACATTATCTAAATTAACCCTTAGTTTCTTTTATGATGGACAAATCATAAAACGGTATGTATCCTTGTCAGCATCTTAATTTATCAGTTGCAAAGACTTGTATTCCAATAGCAAACAATCTTTTTGTAGATTAAGCCGTACCAAAAATTATCATAGTTACCCATTTTTTTCCGGAAAATGTAGAACCAGCTGTTGCAATTTTTAAATTATTTCCGTCTTTTACTGCTGTAAAATTGTAAACACTGCTATCTTCAACTTTTGTTTGACATATACCGCTAGCATATGTAGGAATGCTTCCAAAAATAGATTGAAGTGTCTTAGTTGCTACTCCATTTGTAAAGGTAAACTCTTCGATAATTAAAACAATCGTTGTAGTCTTAACTTTTATTTTAAAATATCCCGAATCTAAATTACTATTTAGCTGATCAATGCTCTGGTTCATGGCGTAGGCCAGCGCCGCAGAAACACCTTTAGTCGCGTCATTAGTCTGCACACTTACCAGATCGCTGATCTTAAGTAGCTTAGTGGCAGCCTGATCTACTACCCAGTCTATCAAATCCTGTGCAGAAACTGTACCGCCCACTTCTCCCAGCACTCCGCTGGTATCCTCTGCCTGTACGGATCCCAGTGCAGTAGGATCAAATCCCTTTGCCATAAGCTGATAATTTACATGGTCATCTGTAGGTGTGACCCCCTGAACCGTCTTTAAGGTTATATAGGTGCTGTTATCGTACATTACCATCGTAAGCTGTTCATACACCGCCTCCGGATTATATACACCACCGTTTGTGATCATCCACTTACCTAAATCTGTTGTGCTTGCCACTATGCCACCTCCACTAATACATGGTTGTTTTCAACTTTTACGGTTACAGTCTTGCCCTGTGCGCATTTCAGGTGCCCTGTATCGGCATCAAGATAAAACTCCGGAAAGATCAGGTCAGCGTAGGCCCCGGCTTTTTCAGCCTCTTCTTTCGCCTTTTCACTATAGTACTTGCTATTATCTGTATCCTCTCCCGTTCTGGATCCAGTACCGCCTACTGCATAGCTTATAGATAATTTATTATAAGCCTCTGCCTCTTGCGCCGCTGCCTGAGCATCTAGCATATACTGCCTTAACGTTTTCTGTAGTGTAGGCTCTAACTTTGCCGCCGTTATAGATCCATCCACTACAGAAGCCGATATAGTTGTGCCGTCCAATTGCATTGCAATAGTTGCAGTGTTGGACACGTTATAAACGAACCGCTGAAAGCTGATCTTTTTTGTGGTACCATCCTGCTGCACTAAAACAAGGTTATCATCTTCATCCAGATCAAGCTTCGTAGGCATCATTTCGATCGGAAAATCTACTGTCTCTACAGTGCCATCCTTGTGTGTTACAGTTACGATCCAAGTGGATGTGTCAACTTCCCATCCGGTTATAAATTTAGCCGCATCTGATACTTCCAGCTTGTCCTGAGACAGACCAAGAATATACTGTGCACACTGTAAGATGCCGTTGTCCATATGCCGCAGGTTTGTCTTGCCAACCGGTGTGGATGTGTCTGGGTAGTTCACCCAGCCTACAATGCTATAAAACAGCTCAATTAGCTTCATTCTTTGCTTCCTTTCCGGACTGCTGTGGTTTTTCCGGGATTTCTTTAACGATTCCACTGTCAAGGATAGCCGCAGCCTGTGCCATAAGCTTTATATTGTCAAATCCTTTTACAGCCACCATATTAAGTAGTGCTGTTAAAAGCTGGATATCCTCTTTTTTGTACTCTACCTTAGCCATGATCAACCTCCACTTTCCGCAAGATAAATTGCAATGCCTTTACTATCACCGGGATGTAATTTATGTAAGGGATGGAATAGTATTTACCATTTTTAGTATACAATGGAATTTCCGTGCCCAGATCTGCACACATTTTTTTTACTTCTTGTGCAATAAATCCCAGGCTTTCCGCATCATTTACATTCAGTGCATAGGCTACCGGCCGCAGCCCTTTTATCACTTCTACAGCAAGCTTTTCATGAACATCTCTGATGTCATGCTTTAATCTTATGTCTGACCAGGTTTCCCCAGCCATTGATGAATAAACGCTTACACAGCTTATTCGATTAGCATCGATATTTTGGCAGTTAATCGCTCCTGAAAAATCCGCTCCTGAATTAAATACCGCATTACCTCCAACTTCCAGATGGTTTGTGTAAATCGTACTCGCACCGATGGAACTTGTATTTGCAGTTCCATCAATTTCTGCACCGGTAATCTTCAGTTTTCCCTTTGCCAATGTAATGCTTCCATCATTGGTTTTGAAACTGTTCGCCACCACATCACCTGTAAATGATCCGCTGCTTGCTGTCAGTTTACCGTCTGCCGTCATAGAGGAATATGTAGAACTCCAGCTAAAACGATTCCCTTTTATGCTGATCCCACCGGTTTCCACCGAAAGCTGATTTGATACGTCTCCCTGGCTAACTTTCAGTTCAATCTTATCACTGACTACGTTAATCGCTGATCTCAGTTCTGCTTCCTGATCGGTAGCTCTCGTAACTTCCAGGGAAATCTGATTAGCCATCTGGGTAAACTTGGAATTAGTTCCCTCTTCCAGATTGGTAAGTTCATTTGATATTTCTTCTACAGATCGCTTAAGGATAGCAGATAAGCCTTTTATCTGTATCAATTCACTTTCAATGCTAAAAGGTCTTGATAATTCCTGACTTCCAGTGCTTTCATAGCTGTCCATAGCTCCCTGAATGCCCGTAAAGGTTCTTTTCATCACAAGGGTATTAACTATCCCGTCTGTAGTCTCCAGACTGATCCTATCCCCTATTTCAATCCACGGGGAACCGTTTGTAGATATGGTTGCGGGCTGGTATTCCAGACCGTTTACGACGTTTTTAATGTTATTGGCAATTCCTATCATCTCTGATGTGGTCTTGCCATATACCAGCATGTTTCCTTCAATGATATAAACATTTTGACCGTCTCCTGTGCTGGTTCCGCCTATGTCCCCTTCTTCCTGACGGATCTGTACGGTATCTATATCTGGAACTGTGTACTCTTCACTCTCGGCATTCTGATAGATTGTGATCCGCGCGGATATATCCTCTTTTTCCGGAAGTGCGATATACCGCAGTTCCCCGTTCTTATTGATGTTTCCAAATACTCCATTGATCTGGCAGATCTGCTGCAGTACTTCCCGCCCTTTCAAAGCTGTAGGATTTATGGTCTTTTCTACCTGCATTTCATCATTAACAAGAACTGCATTTTCTTCCCGCACACCTACAAATGAACAGAGTGATTTACGAAATGCTTTTAATGTCATTGGAAAACTCAATGCATTATACCAACCGGACACATCTACATCAAAACGCTGCATCCTGTCATAGGCTATTATCTTTCTGGTATTCTTGTCTTCCTGCTTGGGTGTAGACTCTACTTTAAACAAGCCCAGGACCATGTTATAGCCACCAAATGACTCTGTAGCCATAAATTCGCGGCCTGAAATACTCTGGGTCAGTCCCGTTACTGTGATTTCAAACTGGGCTGCCTCACACGATCCAAAGCTTAGATCTTCGTCTGAACACAGGCTTTCTGTAATGGCAAGGGAATCTGTTACTATCTGATCATCTTCTATGGAAAAATCCACAGCGTCCGCAGACATTTCAGAAGGATATAAATCCTCTGAAGGATACAGTGTTTCAGACGGGTATAGAGCATGATATTCTTCTTTAAAAAAAGTCAGCTTAAGACTTTTTCCACCATATTCGTTAAACAGGTCTTTATAAACCTGATCGATCTCTATCATCTGCTCCACTCCTTAATACTGGATCATTTCAATGGTTACTTTCTCATAGTACATTTCACCGGTGTCATTGTCTGCTATGTGGTCAATAGCAAACTCTGTATCTGGGATATAAAAAGAACCGGTGCCATATACACATGTATCTAAATTCCAGTAGGTCACTCTGTACTTCTTTTGGGTAGCATCCTGCAAGCCATTGGCCTTAATAGAATTAAACAGATCCTTTTCCCTCTGGGATAATGGTCTCAATTCCAGATTAAGAGTCGTTTTGAAATTAGGAGAGGTCACCCTCTGCAAGGACTCATTATTATCTCGCCAAGCCTTTTTCTCTATTCGCTGGTCCGGTGTTGACCTGTACCGGGTAAGGAAGCTGTTTGGAAGCTGCGTATTCCCAAACATTACCAAATAGCCTTTATAATCTGCCTGCATACCTTACACCTCCTAAACCAGTACAGGATTCTTTCCCGTTCTTTTCTTTTCCTGACGGACGAACTTCACTGTAGAAGCTCCCATTTCTTTGCCGTCCAGATAAATATATCCTACGATATCACCACCACCCAGGCCGCCAGATTCCTGTAATGCTTCCTTAAGGGCCTGTTTCATGGTAGATAATGGAGATACCACCTCGGTTTCCTTTTTGTTATCGCCCAGGATAGCCGCAAACTCACCAGCACGGGGAGGTACTACTGTACCAGATGCAAGGCGTGGGAGTCTGACTGTAGATATATCAAAGCCAAAATGCTGACCACCGGCAACCGGTGACCATTCCGGGATATCAAAACTGATTTTATTTAATCCGCTGACAATGCTATTAACCGCAATTTCAACAAGCGCCACAATTCCATTAAATACGCTTTTAAAAATGTCTTTAATGCCATTCAATGCCGTCTCTATATCCAAAGTAAATACGCCTTGGATAAATTCAAGCAGCCCAGTTAAAACGCCTGTAACGCCTTCGCCTACAGCACTTACCACTGACAAGAATGTATTAAAAAATCCTCCTGCGTTCTCAATAGCATTGCCTATTAATGGCGCAAATGTTTGCACAATCCAATCCAGTAACGGCATTAATGCTTGATTCCATACGGCAGTCAGTGTATCAGCCAATTGTCCAACCATGTCCGCAAAGCTGCTAAAAAACGGCTGTAAATACTGATTTTTTACTTCTGTAAATTTATCGGCTACCTTCTGCAAAGCTGGTAAAATGTACGTATTAAAAGCTGTCAATGCGCTTCCGTATATCTTTGTAAATCCTTCTGCAAATGCGGCAAACATCGGAGATATATGCTCGTCATAGACCTGATTCATTTCATCCAGCGCTACTGTAAACACGTTTTTAAGGTCGCCCATGACCTGAGCGGCAACGCCTAAAATATCATCCAAAGCGTTTTTAAACCCCTCTTTGTTGTTTACAAATGGAGTAGTAAGTGTATCTAAAAGATCTCGGCCTGTTTTGGCAAATAACTCACTCAATCCCATGAATGCATTTGCAAAAAATCCAATCAGATTTGCTGTAAAAGTCTGACCGTTTTCATCCGCGAAAGCGCTAAATACATATGCAAAAGCCTCTGAGAAATTCGCTACAATATCAGATATATCGCCAGTTATATCAAACATATCTATGATATATTGTTTGATTCGATCCTGAGCATCTTCTAAGTATTGTGCAAATCCGCCGATCAAATTTGTAGCCAGTGTGACGCCTATAGAAGCAATCGAACCTGCAATGACTCCCAGATCATAAACAACTTTTTCTCCCCAGACTTTAGCAGCGTTCTGAACTTTGGCATCAGAAAAAATGTTACTAAAGCTGTCTTTTATACGCTGTAATCCACTTATGATGGTTGCAAATCTTGAAGTTGTGTCTCCAAGACCTACTTTAAAGCCTTTAGCAAATAGCGCGGCTATATCATTCCATTTCTTCTTTACTGCATCTAATGCCTTTGTCAAAGCGCTGGAAACTGCTACAGTCTCAAACATCTCAGATGGAGATACTCCGCCACTACCTCCGCCATTTCCAGAAGAACTATCATCTTTTTTTACATTTAGCTTATCAAATGCGGCCAGCTCTTCTTTGGCGTCTTTTGCAGCGCTTCCAGTCTTTTTCAGTGACTTCGCATAATCCTGCTGAACCTTGGTAGCCTTGACTACAGTACTTTTCCCTGTCAAAGCCGCCATAAACTGAGCGATTGCCGTAACCGCAGTGTTGAGAAGTCCAATCAAGTAATTTAAAGCTGGAGCCACCGCCGACAAAATAGGGGCAAACGCTGTTGCAAAGCTGTTCTTTAGCTGAGTAAGTGACGACATCAAACTAGAGATATCTTTATTTGTGTTTCCAGAGTACTGGGCCAAATTCTTAAAGCCATCAACCAAAGCGCCTCTTATCTTGCTAAATAGCGCATATAGCGATCGAATGCCTAATCCATATTTAATCAGATTTTTCAAACTCAGCGCAGTGGAGTTCGCATTCTTGCCGATTTTTTTAATTCCATCTGCAGCTTTTTGTGTCATGCCGCCCGCAAGCCTTTTTACGTTGCTATTTAAAGCTGACATTCTCTTTTGCGCATTATCGATGCTATTACTATAGCTAGACGTTGATCCCTCTGCATTCTCCAAGCTACCACCATACTCCTTCACCTTCTGCTTTAAAGACATAAAGGATGTATTTAGCCGATTATTTGTATCCTCAAGCTTTTGCTGTTCCGTTTCCAGCTGGGCTGCTGCCTTCTGAGCGGCAGGTGTATCCGCCCCAGAAGTAAATGCACCGCCACTTTTTTCAAGATCTTCTTTTTCGGCCTTTGCGTACTCAAGGGTCTTTTTCAGCTGTTCAATTTCGTATTGCATGCCAGCATAAGCTTTGCTGTTCGTTTTGCCTCCGGTGTTTACAAATTTTTCCTGACGTTCAGTCAACGCCGCAAGCTTTTTTTCTGTCTCATCAATTTGCTTCTGGATTGCTTTATACTCTTCCGTTGGAATTTTCTGGTTGTTAAACTCTTCAACTTTTTGCTTTAAAGCTTCAACCTTTTTTTCCTGAGCTGCATACTGAGTATTCAGCTTCGAGAAAGCATCCAGTTGCTTCTGAAGTGCGATCTTGGCTTTATCTCCTACATTACTGACTGTTTTGGCCATACGTTTGGCAGCCAGCTCTATGTCTTTGGATCCAGCCTTAAAGCCATCATCTGCTATGGTTGTATCGATAACTATTGTTCCATCTGCCTGCACGCTTACGCCTCCTTACAGCCATTTTTCAAGGTTCTCAATCTCTTTTTTCTGTTCTTCGCTCTGCACAGTTGGGAGTTTTACCAGATCGCTGTTTTCCCGCTCAAACTCTCTTTCCCATTTTTCCAGCTTTTTATGCTTAGCTTTTTTTTGACGTATGGACAGTACTTGTGAAAAAAGTCCGTCCTCAACCTCCATAAAAAAGCCCAGGAACGTCCACCAGTGTATGTATTTTTCAGCGCGCAATTCTTTTCCAGCCACTTTATTAACCGCTGGCATGATCATAGCCGCATCATACTGCCAGTCAATAAGCTTTTTCTGTGGCTTTTTCTTGTCCGAGTCTATTCCGCCATCAATAAAGGCAACGGCTTTTTTGCACGCTTCTTCGTAGCAGTGCACTGGGATTTTATCCGCGTCTATATACAAGATCTGGTACATAACTTCTTGCTTTTCATAGTCGCTTAAGTCTGGATCCGCACAGGCAATGAGGATATCCAGTACGGCGCGAAAATCCGACTGGATATCATACTCAATGCCATCGATATTTAGCGATTTCGGGAGATTATAACCTATCATTTTTTATACTTCTCTGTGTACTTCTTCACCTTTGCGCTGGTTTTACGGATTCGCACATCCAGTTCTTTTTCAATAAATGATGCCAGTACATTCATGACATACTCACATAAGAGAGTACCGTCTGGGCGTGGTGTGAAAGGATTTGCACCTGCAAAAAGATCCGCTGCAGCATGAGTATTTAGCAGATAATCAAACAGCTCTGATACATTATCGGATGCCGCATACAATTTGCCTATGTCATCCCCTTCCGGAAGCTGAATATTTTCAAATTCTGCCGCAACCTTTTCATATCTTCTTACAATGTCCAAATCCGCAGGGTTCCAGTAAAATCCGCCTGTCACATTTCCTTTGCTGTCAACAATATCGATCCACTCCCGGTTATCCAGTACCAACTGCTTTCCCATTTAAATCTCCTTTAACCTAAATCTGATGGTGTGAATGTTTTCTTGCTTACATCCCATGTACCTTTAACCCTGTTTCCAGCTTTGTACACAGTAAATGGAGTCTGTATGCCGGATGTATCGCCGCCTACACTGTTCGGGATTAAGTAAACATCTTCTCTATAAGCCCATACTGCAGTAGGCGCAGCATCCTCGGTTAATCCTGGCTTTAACAGCACATCAACCATAGTGGTCTTGCACTTATCGCCTGTGGCTCTTGTATTGGCCAGATCCATGATCTTGTTGCTAAGGGTATCGTCATAATCTTCGTAGTAAAAAGGATCTACATCTGACTGTACTTCATAGCCTGAGTGCTGCACTGACTGTTCGCCTAAGATGTTTTTAGTAACCTCAACATCAGGGTTCAGCTCTTCATTGTACTCTTCCAGGTTTTTTCCGATTCTTACATAAGTCGGAGTTGATGTGCTAAAGGCTGCGTCAATGTAATGCGCCAAGTACTTACGTTCAATCATGCTATCATTTCCTTTCTATGGTTAAAATTCTATGTCATTTGTATACTGAACTGTTACCGGCAGTACCCAATCCTGTACTGCGTTTTCATTTGGCTCCAGTCCGTATGAGTTATCGCGAGTGATTCGTTTTATAACCCGGCCTTCTGACAATGCCGGGAAAGTCGTAAGACGCGTTTGAGCACCATTTATTACTACCGGTTCATGGCACAGCCACTTCCCAAGAGTGTCGAGGAACTCTTGGGCGCTAAGCTTTAGCCTCTCTTTATTTGAGGCCGTCCGGTATACAACATAAAACGGGTACTGGCACTTTTGATGCCTGCCGCCGCATACGTCTTCAGTTTCGGCGTACACCAATGCGCCGTTATCAGCCGAAAAGGCTAATCCAGAGTCTTTAGTAAGCTCTTCAAATTTAATGATTTCACCATCCTTAAGACCTGGATATTGATTTAAAAGCGATTTAACGGCACGTGTCAAAATCTCATACCCGCTGGCATCCATGCCGATTGGCTTACTATCCATGTTTTCCTCCTCCGGCTATGCGTTTAACGTCTTTAATCCATGTCTTTCCGTCCGCTTCTTTTGCAGCATCAAACCAGTGATCTTGCGCTTTAGGATGTGCCTGATGCGTGTAAGATATGTTTTCTCGATCATTTGTCTTGCCAGTGTATTCACTCACAAGCACCTTCCGCGCTCCACGCCTCGCCCAAGGTGATCCGGTCTTTTCGTCAACCATGACTTTACCCTCGTACAGGTATCTGCCTTGTGGTCCATAAGCAGCAAATACTTTTCCTGTTCCCTGTTCCGCAGCACTAGCGGCTCTGGTTGTGTTTATAAAGCTGCCTGTAACCATTGGCATAAAGGGTACCATGCTATTCATTACAGCACCGTCAAGCTGGTATTGTGCCCGCTTGTATTGCGTTTCAAAACGGTCATATCCTATCTTTACGTGTACATCCCCATCAACAACGGAAAAACCCTTAAAATGTCGTGTCTTTGAGCTCATTTACTTACCTAAAATTTCAAAATGAGGGATAACGGTATACGGACCACCTACACTGGTTATCTTGTAAACATTGTCGCGGTTGCTGTTCATGTACTGGTAAAAACCATTGCGGTAGTCACCCTCAGTAACCATGCCGCCAGTCCATTCACCCTGCCAGAAAAAATCCTCTGGCCCGAAGGTGATGCTGTCCGGAAGTTCATCATTGACCTGCGCCGCCCATGCTTTCGGAGTCATCCACGGCACCGCTGCACCGTCTGACCGCTGCACCATCACCTTGTCTCCGTCTGGGGCGTAAGCAATATGCAGCGCGGCATTGTCGGTACTGTCTGGGCCATACTTTTTCAGTATTGCGCCGTGGTCGGTTATCAGGTCAACTCCGGATAAAACATGAGGATACCAGTACGCATCTCCTGTTGTGGCTGATTCGTAATAATTGAAAAGTGTTATAATTTTGCTATAGATATATCTCACCTCGCATTTACGGGAGTTGAAACTGCGTCCACATCGCTCCAACCACGATATCTTCTCTTGGTTATAGTGTTATAGGAAATCCCGGTTATTTCACTCCATTCTGTTAATGTATGTGTTTCCCCATTTACAGTAACGTAAACATTGCCTCTTTTATTGTTGGCTTGCTGTTTCAAAGTTGCCCATCTACAATTTTCAGGACAATAATTTCCATCCACGTTTACTCTATCTATAGTAAGATTTTCAGCATATCCATTTCCTAATGCCCATTCCTTAAAATCAAGGAATGACTTTTCCCATTCTTCGCAAACAGAAATGCCCCTGCCACCATAGTTTTTATAAGATGGCTCTCCAATATAGGAACAGCGTCTACGCATATCTACCCATATAGTGTATAAGCGTGTGTTTCTATCTCCATGAATTTTCTTAGCTTCCGACACTCTATCTTTTTGATAACAGCCGCAACTAAGTGTATTTTTGCGAATCAAATTATTTGAAGCTACAATTACTTCGTTTCCACAATCACATTTACAAAGCCACTGAGATTGCCCCGTTTTATTAACTTTATCAATGGCTATAAGTCTTCCGAATCTTTGATTTGTTAAATTTCTTGTTGGTCTTGGCATAATAAATCCATCTCATTTTAGGAAAAGGACTTACTGCTGTCTCACGACATGTGCCTTTTAATTATTCTTTCTGCGTTGTCTGCTTAATAACCTGATTCACGCCAGTAGCCGACAATCCGTTAAACATGCCGACCGCAACCGCTGTGATATAATCCGTTGCCGGGAAATCCGGGATAACTCCCATTCCGACTGCTCCGAGAATTCCACCAATAACCGCCATGATTACCGGGATCCATTCATCAGAGATTCTTTTTGATGCTTTACAGCCCATCCCTACGATGTAGCAAATCATAACGATTGCTATACATGAGCCTAATGTTGAAATGTCCATCTTTAGCCCTCCGTATAATCTTCAATAATGGTCTCAATGCCATACTCGATAGCACAAGTATTTTCAATCTTGCACCCTCTGGCTTCGTCCCATCCTTTAGCGAAAAACGCCACATCAGCTTCTGCCAGAAGTTTAAGGGATTCACCAATATACCAGAGTGGCTTTGCGTCCACTGGTGCTTGCTGGAAGAAAGAATCAATTACTTCTACAGGCTCACCGACCTGCTTCTCTGCACTTTTGATTGCCTTTTCTCTTACCGCAAGGATTTCCTCATCTGTCTTTCCCCTCATTGGCTGCGAAATAAATAACTTTTTCATAAATCACACTCCTGCATACAATACTGGTATTCCATCATCCGTCCTTACTCCCATCAGAAGCGGTAACGCTGTCTTTAAGAGTAAGTCGTTCGTTTTCTGTACATCTCCGGCGGCGGCATATACCGCACTCCATTCCTTTGCGCTTGACCCAATCTGCTGTGGTGTTGCGTAAGAAATGGATTCGCTGCCGGAGCTTACAGATGTTACAATGCCCGTTGATTTGCCACCGGCATTTGTGTCGGTCGCACTTGCTGATGCCTGATTGATTGCATTCTTTTCAGCAAGTTCAATCTGATACATTAATTCAGCCAATGAACAGACCGCCTTTTTTATACGTTTCTGCTGCCGATCATCGGACGGTAATCCGTCTGCCAACCGGTCAAATGTCAAGCTGTCAATAAAGTCACTTGCTCTCTCAGACATCCTCATAAAATCAGGTTCCGGCACGACATTGCCGAAAAATGATTTTTGGTAAAACTCATAATCTACATATGCCATGCCGGAACCTCCTCATTACTGTGCGGTTACAGTCGTATGTCCTGCGTTCAGCGCCTTATATGTGCTGTCGCACTCAACTACAGTGATAACCTGTCCGCTGGCCGCTGTGATATCGCTCTTGCCGTCCCACGCGCTCCAGTTTTTCACATTCTGACCATACTCTACAGTGGTCTCAGAAGATGCCACTTTGTACTTATAGACGTTACCAGCGTTGCCCTTTTCCGGATTAACAGTAATCTTTGTGGTACCGCTGGATGATCCAGCTGTAGACTGTACAGTCAGATCGCCAAGAGTCTGAGATGATCCAAATGTAATCACAGAAATAGCATCCAGATACTCAGCAAACAGCACCATACCCATGATTGCGAATGCCTCAGATACAGCAGTGCTATAGTTGCCCTGAGTATGGAAGCCAATCAAATTGGTTTCGCCGGACACTGTATAGGAGAGCCCAGCACGTGCAAAGTCTGAATCGCTCGGATCAACATAGTAAAGAACAATGTTGTCTACCGGTGTAGCGATTACCTTGCCACGCGGGATCTCGCTGTCGGACAGCAGGAACACAGTATTAAATCCCATAAAATCTTTCATATACTGGAATCCGAACTGGTTCTGAATAGTGATATTTGCAGCGCCAAGATACTCATATACATCAAGGATGTTTACAAAGCCTGCAATACCATTCGGAATGGAACGATGCATGTTTTTGAATTTATCCTCAACGCGGCCTTTTGCCATAGCAAGAGCCATCTGGAAAGTGTTCTCGGTAGAGGTAAGGGTACCGGTCTTAAGATAAGTGTAAAATCTTCCGGTTACATCCGTCTGGAGCTGGAAGAGGAACTCTTCGTCTGTCATCTCTACAGCCACATCGTAGCCATAAGTCTTAATCGACTCGATAGATACAGCCTTTGCGTACTTCTCCACATCCATTTCAGCATACTCTTTTTCTTTTACCTCGAATTTGGAGTACGGAATTTCCTCTCCCTCTGCGACCTTACCGCTCTGTAAAGTTCCGGTTGCATATTTGGATTTCAGAGTTGATCCCGGCTCTTTTTTTATCATTCTCAGCACACCAAGAATTTCGGATAAGTGCTCCCAGTTGCGTTCAAATCTGGTTACAAAATCTACCTCTCTCGCGCGTACCTGAATGTTTTCTGTTTTTATAAGATTTGCTTTTGCCATAAAAGTTAAGCCCTTTCTGCCCGTAATTTGGGCGCCAGTCAAATCACTGGATTAACAACGATCACTCAAACAGTGACATGTTGCTTGCAATTGCAGCCTGTCGTTCGCTTGCATCTTTGATGTCCATGATTTCTTTTTTGGTCATCTTTCCACCCGGATGATTATTGCGGGTTATCCCCGTTGTAAATCTCGCCTGGTTCTGCATAGCGGTCTGCTGATCTTCATCAACAAATGCAGACGCATCGTCTTTTTTCATCTGATCCAGCAGATCATTAAGCCCCAGTATCTTTCCATCCTTAAGCTTAAGACCGGCGTCTTTGATGTCTGTCATAACAGCCTTTTTAGCAGCCTCGGAAGAGAATTTAACATCTTCCAGTGCAGATTTAAGAGCATCAGCAAAATCTCTTTCATAAATTTTATTGTTAAAATTTTTCTCTGCATCTGCTGCTTTTTGCTTCCATGTGTCGACCTCTGCCTTGACGTTCTCTGGATCAATGCCATCAAAGCTTTTGAGTGTAGCTTCTGCTGTCTCTGCCCGTTCCTTCCAACTGTCACGCTCACTTTCGACCTTTGACAGTGTTTTAGAAACTTCTCCGGCATTCTTGTAATGCTCAGACAATGCTTTTTTTACATCTGCCTTCTTATCTTCCGGGATGTCAATACCAAATGATTTGAGTGTTTCAATAAGTTTCTGCATATCATCCTCCTGGCCGTATTTATTGACCTGCCGCCGCAGGTAATGGATTAAGCCCGATAGACCACGGGCGGGGTAATGGACCGCCAGGGACTTGAACCCCGGACCATCCGGTTATGAGCCGGACGCTCTGGCCAACTGAGCTAGCGGTCCTAAAATGCCTGGCATGATTACATACCAGGCATTTACAAGGGGAAAAGAAAAACTCTGCTTATAGCAGCAGAATCCTCGCTGCGGTCGTAAGCCGCATTAACAGCCTATCAGCTACGAGGTGAAAGGAGGAAATTCAAGGCCAGTCAAAGCTCTTGAATTTTGATCTGGCAAGCGCACGCCGGAAATTTCATCCGCTTTTCAACCTCCAGGAATGACCTGTTTATATTAAGGACGTGCGCGGGAGGTGTGTGAGAAAACCATGAAAAGTAACCAATCCTCTTCACATCTACATTCTACCATTTATCTATAAGTACCTTGTCCACACATCTACAGCATATCTCTAAGTTTATCCACATAGCGCTTCACAAGATCGCGTTCTTCGCGGCATTCTGCGTCCTTTGACATATCACCGATTTCTGCCGTAAGCCCATCCAAGTGTTCCTCTAATGCGGCCAGCATTTTACGCTTACAGTCCTCTGATTTGCCGGATCGATAGCTCTGCTTTTGCGTCATGTAATCATCATAAGCATCTCGACCATCGCTCCGGCTGTAATGTCCACGCACATAATGCTCACCGCGGCGCATATAAGACGAACCGCGGTCATAATCTGGCATTCGGCCATCAGAAGCGCTATAACGCCCCATGTTATCGCGTCCGCGGCGCTCGCTGTAGTCACCTACACGCATCTGTTCCAAGACGGTCATATAATACTCGCCCTTTTTATCCCAATACTCTGTGTTTTTAATGTCTTTATACATATCGATCAGCTTAAAAGCCGTGTCCAAATTGCCGGATGTGAGGCCTTTTTCAGCAATGTTAGATATCTCATCTTCAATACGCGCACATAAATCTTTAATATCTCTCATCATCCCACCTCCTTATGCTACCCGTGTTACCACAAGATTTGCATTTGCCACGGTGATAGCCTGGGTACTGGTATTCTCTACCGCAACATTAAAGCAGCATCCGCGCGGCACATCAATAAAGATTCCGGCAGACACATTATTAAACGCTTCCAAAGCTGTAGGAGTGGAGATCATCCGAGAAGATAAGACAGGTTCTCCGCCGATTGCAATAGCAAGAGAAATTTCTCCCGCGGTTCCTCCGGTCGGCACTGCAATATTTGCAGAAAAGTCCACAAAATAGCGGGCCTTGCACTGATTAGTAATTCCTCTGAGGGTAACAATGCCGCTGCCTTCCCGGTGCTGCACGCATGCGGTTCCTTTTACAGCGGTGTTGGTATACACCACGTTTCCGTTCGCTGCCACTTCCTGAGCGGCAACAGCTACATATTCAGCCATATTGTTTTCTCCTTTTTCATATCGCAAAAAGGCAGGTCTAAGCCTGCCGATTTGCGTAATACCGGCATTGCGCCGAACATCCAATCATATTGCCGATGTCAGGAATATGGTTGGAAGATACAGATATGATGTTGTTGTCAGCAGTTACAGCCCGTATTGCAGCCGTAATATGTGTTCGGGTTCGGCACCTGGTATGCCGGAATCGGTGCCGGATTAATCGCATTAATAAGCTGCTGGGTCTGTGCTGCCATAGCGGTAGTAAGTAATGCACTCTGACGATCCTGAGATGCAGCACGTCTGAGATCATTGTTTTCAGCCTGGAGACTGGAAATCTTCTCGTTGCACAGGTAATCCAGAATAGCTCTGGTTCCGGCATTCTGGCTGTCAATAATGTCTCTGGTGTTGCTGTTCATGGTATTCTGGAGCGCACAGGTGTTCTGTGCCATGTTGTAGTTTACGCCCTGGATAGCTTCCCGGGTCTCACAGCAACACTGAGCAAGCTGCGCCTGGAGTGCGTTGGTGTTCTGCATGTTGGCTACAGTATCGGCATTAATAGCCTGCTGGATTCCAAAGCCGGTCTGCATGATATTGGTATTGATTCCGTTAAAACCGGTAAGCATACCGTTGTTCACTGCGTAGAATCCATCACAGAGACCGTTATTGATTCCATCAAGTTTGCTGATTACGGCAGAATTATCGAATCCTCTCTGAATATCCGCCTGAGTAGCTGCTGTGGCTACATATCCGCCGCCGTTTCCATTATTGCCCCAGCCGTTGTTTCCCCATCCACAGAATGCGAAAATGAATAAAACAATAATCCACCAGCTACCATCTCCACCAAACATGCCGTCATTATTTCTACTGTTACCAGTAGCTGCCGCAATATCGGCTAAGCTATAATTTCCATCCATTTTGATATCTCCTTTAATTTTTATTTACATTCCTGGCCAGGATAATGTACTACTTCATTCCACGCAGCATGCTCTGGAACTGCTGCGCCATCTGCTGCACCTGATTAAGTTGTGCCTGTGATATCCGTCCAGATTGCAGCATCTTCTGTACTTCTGCTTTAGGGTCCCCTTTAAAGTTTTGTTTAAACTGCATAAATTGCTGCATCATTTGCATAGGGCCGTTGCCCTGCGGCCTGCCAAGCATCTGAAAAAGCGGGTTACTCATTTGCTGTACCTCCTTTTGCTCTGCGGTTTTCTGTTTTGGAAGAGGCTCCACCAGGCTCCACACTTGTGGAAAATGAGTTGAGCCTATTTAAAATTTCGTTATATTTATTAAAAAGATCTTGGTACTCTTCTCTGGTTACATAAATGTCAGCCGTAACAGTTTCTTGCCGTTTCTGCGGCATTTTGCTGTTGATCTCATGGTACTCAAAAATGCGAAGCGGCTGAGGCATGCCAGATACGTCCGTAGATTTGATATAAAATCGCTCAGCTTCACTGTCCATCAGCAGCACACTTGATCCCGGTGCTACAAGATAGGACTTAGCGCCTGTCTCGCCCTGTACCCATAAAATACCCTGATTATTTGCTGGCGCTGGTGTTGCCAAAGGTTGTGGCGTGGGCTGATATTGGTTCATTTGTGCAATTCTGTCCTGGTATGCCTGATATGGCTGATACATGGGGGCATTTGGATATATTGCCATGTTCAATTCCCTCCAAAAACTTTAAAATGTCACGGTAGTCGGTTACTATAGGTATTTCTATTTCGTCTTCCATACCTGTATTTTTGCAAAAAAAATAAGTCCCTGACAGGTCGTCAAAGACTTAATAAAGTAGCACACGCGTTATTTTTGCGTTTACCCGGCGGCTGATCCGCTTTGCAGTGGATAAGCTCACATTCATGTTTTCTGCGCAGATCTCCATTGGCACGCCTGCGGCTCGGTATTCAAATAAAGCTCTTTCCTCTGGTGTAAAATTCGCAAGTTGCCGGAAGTGGTTTAGCTCCGGTACTGTAAAATCATACACTTTCAAGATAAGATTTATTACCCCTCACTTTCTATCGGTTCATATGGCAGAGCCAAGCACCTGTTATAAAGGTCCTCACCTGTTCCATTACCTCCAAGTGTCTTGTATGGCCGAAACATATACTCAAGATTGTCTCTGTCTTCCAAGGTACAATATTTCCTTTTTAAATAAAACGTACAAGCCTGATAAAGCCGATCATGGAGAAGTGCCAGAACTCCCGCATTAATAGCGTTTGTCCTAGCACGTTCCGTCTTCAGCTGTTTAGCCAATTTGTGATATGCTCGTGAAAGTACTACTGATATAAGCCCAAGCAGCCATGATACCCAGTTTGCTGTTATGTACTGTATAATCATTTCCATCGTATACTCCTTAGTTATGATCTTTCTCCCAGTAATATATAGGAATTTCTCCTCCACTATCCCAGGTATCGTAAATATGTCCGTCCTGCACACAAACAACATGGCCATCAATGCAAAGTATGTACGTCCCATGCTGATGCTCCGTGCAAAAATCAGCTACTGTATAGATGTTTTGGGTATGATCGTCTATCATATGCCGTCGATATCCCTTTTCTTTTAGATATGCGCCCCATACGTAATTAGCACTTGGCATATCCGACAGCATACAAGCCTTTACCATGATGCCGGAGAAAACCGTCTCCCAGTCCTGCCTTACAGATGGCCCGGATAACACAGTCACCTACGCGCTTGCCGGCTGGATTCGGATTGTAATACTCCCACTCAACATCATATTTCATAGCATTATCCTTTCTTCAAATACGCATATCTTTTTGCCGCTCCTCGCGCCCTTGCCGCCTGTTCTCTTCCCCATTTGGCGATTCTGAGGCGGTCAGCCAGTGGGCGCAAGCCATTGGATTGACAAAAATCATTGTATGCTCGGTTCTGCCTCTGCAAAAGATACGACTTTTGATCTAACTCCTCTTGTAGCTCCATCCTCAGTGTATCATCCTTGCAGGTATCTACAGCCGTTTGCAATCCCATAACCATTTGCTTTATTTTTCGGATCCTTCGCTCTAATGCTCGCTGTCTCTGCTCTAACTTTTCCAGCCTTACATTGTCCTCTGTCTCTATATCCTTATACGGGTTGTTTACTCCGTCACCAGGGCCAAAACTGTGGCGGCAGTTCCATCCGCTTAACCCTTCTCCTGTCCCGTATCCAGTCACAGAAAATGGAGGGTATCGTTTGTCTTGCCCTGTCCGGCTGTAAAACTGTCCTTGCCACCACAGATGATTGCCTGGATTCTGCCCGCCGTCTCCAGTTCTGGCCCCGATGTGTGCCGATACAAGGATTATGTCCCACTCCTGCTCTTTCATCCGCTGCATGGATATGTCACCGGAAGCCTGAGATATCCCGGTTCGCACCGCTCGCGCTGTTGCCGTCTCAATGGTGTCTCTATGCCCCGTTGGATACTGGACTATAACGCCATTCTGCGCAACCGTATCAACAGCTTCCCTGACAGCCTGTGTGTACGATACAGCCCCGCTTATGACCTTATGGTACGCATTGTCGCACTCGCTGATAAAAAGGCTCTGTGCGGCTTCTGCGGTGGTTCTTGTCATGTTCGACCATTCGCCCATAGTGGCTTCATAATCCCTCTGGAGTATCCGCACCAGTGCCGGAGACTGTTCCAGGGCTTCCGTGGTGATTCCGGCAGCTTCGTACACGGCCTTATCGTAAGCCATAGCCTTTACTCCGGCTTCTTCCATTGCGGCGGCTACCTCTTCGCGCTGTAGCTTTGTATATCGGGCTATCTCCTGCGTGATATCCTGCAACAGATACCCGGCATCCTGTAGTATCTGGATGCGCCAGCGGTCGGATGATGTGAGTATGTACTTCTCCCCGCGTCCCAAGCGGATCATGATAGCTTCTATGATTCGGTTTAGGATATAACTATGCAGCGAAGATGCAATATCCTCGCTGCCCTCTGCTATTCTTTTTAGATAGTCTGGACTCAGCATAGCCTACTCCATGAGTTTTTCGTACTCATCAGCGGTTATCTTCCTAGCTTTCCTTGCTTGCTCTACAAGCTTAATCCACTCATTTTTTTGGCAATACATCCGCAGTTGTATCAGTATCCTGTACATATGCTCCCTCCTCTGGAATATAAATATCTGCCATAGCTGCTACATATTGAGTCAAAAGAGCCTGTTTTCGAATTTCCTCTTCGTTGCTTGCTATGGCATATAAATACTGTTCAATCCGTGTTATCGGTTTCGGCAAGTTTAACATATCATCACTTCCTTAACTTAGAATATTTTACTTTCAAATAACACTCGCTTTCCAATATAGTTGTCCCTTTGTAGGTGGTGAGGGCACGGTAAGCGGCGATGTCGGTTTCTGATAGTGGGGTCTCGATGGGGGTGGCAAGGACATATGATATCGAAGCCTTGGGATGTGAAATCAACCATTCGGCGAATGCCTCTAGCGTATTAACCCCCACTGAATCTCTGAACTGTATTGTCACATTATTTCTCCAAACATAACAGCGGCAATCTTCCTGCATTGCCAGTTCATAGCTCACTCCGTCAAAATATGCATACTGGCACATTGCATGACCGGTCTCTGTTCCGGACAACTGTTCATCTATCGATGCGATAAATATGTCATTATGATTAACAGGTGTTTTCTCATATGAGAATGAAAGCTGATCAAACGCCAATTCATTTATCCGTTGCACATACACGCCACGCTCCAGATCCACTTCGTCGCAAAGCCACTGCTGTCCGGTCGGGTCGGTGTAATTACCGCCGGATAGTACCGGAATTCCCGGCAGACTGGTTGGAGATGTGATGGTGAAGGTCTGCGAGGGACGGTAAGGCTCGTATGTAGTGGCCTCAGATGCTTCTTCTACTTGCAAAAGCTCTGATTCTGTACATTCATGTAATGTTGTCTTTCCGTCAGTCCATGTACCCGCAATTCCACATACAAGGATTCCGTCACTCTTTGCAGTGTATGATTTTTTCAATATCTTATTGTCTACTTTGGCAAATCCGAGCGCTTTTTTATCATCGATTGCTTTCTCTATATTTTCGTATTCGGCCATACCTATAGCTGCGTTTTTGTTCGGATTTGTCACGGAGATAACATAAGTTTTTCCTTTCTTGCATTTTATCACCTTGCAAACTCCAAAGCTTTCATATTTCGGAGCATACGGCAGCTTAACTTCCTCCCCCTTCTTATTTCCATTAATTTTCAACACACCATTTGAGTAGTTTGCATAGTAAAATCTTCCACCAAAAAGGTTCTTTCCATGCACCACTACCTCGCCTTTTGCATTCTTCATCTCCTGCGGGTAATCCGGTGATGGGGACGGCTTTCCGCCAGTGTACGGTTCCCACGGGAGTGCGGTACTTCCTGTATTAAGCATAAGATGATTTATCGTGAAATTATAAGCTTCTCCCTCTAAAGCAGAAGCATACATTACACAATCAGTTCTTTCGGCAATCGAATCTGGAACAGTTATTATAACCCTATTGTTTACGTTCTTTCCTAACCAGCCAAAACCGACACCATTACTACTTCGCAACCATATATTCTCAAAGTAATTGGCTTCATCTAAAGTCAACACATATTTCTCACCAGCCTGCATTTGAATTGGCTTACTGATTTGAATTTCTTGTGATCGCTCTGACGTTCCTGACACCACTATCTTTTCACCGTTTTCGTCAAAAGTGATCGTGATTCCATTTGAGTTTAACTTATTACTGATGGCTTCAAACAGCTGCGCCCCTGTCGTCGTCACCTGTGTGCTCTTCCCATACAGCACCAGTCCCTTAAATTGTTCTCCTATGCAGTCTTTCAGTACCAACGGTGGCGTTCCATCTACCTCAGCGATTTCGAATCCACTCTTTTCGGCCCAAGATGCCAGATAATATTCTTCTCTCGTTATCGGATATGCTGGTAGTGTAACGTCTGATGCTCCGGCAATTGATGCAAGATACTGTTCTACTCGTGTTATAGGTTTTGGTATAGCCATACTGCCTCCCTACTCTACATACCATATTTCCATGCTGCCATTGTCCCGGCTGTGCCAACAAGCACCCTCCAGTACTCCCCCGGCAGTCTCATCCAGGTAGTACCAGTCCCCGGTGTTGCCCTCTGGATCTACGTTGTGTCCGTCCCATCTGTGCCACCCGGTCAGCATATAGCCGTCTGCGCCAAACAGGTACCAGTGATGGTTGATAAGGCCCCATCGGTTTTTCAAGGCTTCGCCGCCGGAAAAATACATATACTTGCCGTCAGATGATCTGCGCCATCCGGTAAGAAGGTTTCCTGCGTTGGCATTCTTCCCCTCGGTCAGATTAACTGCTACATGGTGGCCCTCCAACAGCAGAACATCACCAGGGCGAAGACACGAGTCTCCGCTAAGGAATCCTTTTTCGGTGTATGCATCAAATCCGGCCTTTACCAGTGCCGCCCGGAGGTTGCCTGTATAACAGTAGATACTCACGCCCTGGAGCTTTTTGTCCTGCATCAGATATCCCGCAGCCTTAACCAGTGCCGCAACGCCGGAGCTACAGTCCGATTCGCAGTCAACCGTAATCTTTGCCGGATCGTAGCCGGATGCTTTCAGCTGCTGCCAGAATGTGTAACGGTCTCCCTGATCGTATCCGATATGGTCATTCTTCGCCGCTCTTTCCGCAAGCTCAGCAATCTTTTTTCCTACCGCTGCGTTTGGGTGCCGGAGCATAACGCCCCACGGGCGGCTATACCACGGGATAATGGCCCACTCATCACCTTTCTGATCTCCTGCCTTGCCGCCGGAATACTTGCCGCGCTCATCATGCCCACAGTTACTTATCATCTCCATACCTCCTATTCTTCATCAAACAGCCCTTTTTCTTCTGGCTGTGCTTCCTCAACCATTGCCTTTGCGCTCTCTTCGGTCATGCCCTCGAACTTCACAAAGTAGTACCACGCCGGAACCTTGCCTTGCGTAACATACTGCCACCAGCGGCTCCGATCCGCTTCCCGGTCATACAGGATGTCTCCAAAGTCATATGTAACCTCATAAGGTCCTACAGGTGACAGGTTGTAAAGGTCTGCGTATACGTTAAGTGCGTATATGGTGGCATTAAGGCACGCTTCCAGTTGATCGCGCACATCCTTAATAAACTGGACTGTACGCTGTTGGTCAGCTTCTACCCCTGTTGCGGTCTGGATGCCGGAGGACTCGTTGAAAACGAAGTACCCGTTTGCGAATCCGGCCTTATATCCAATCTGACTTAACAGGTTATTGATGCCCTTGATTCTGACATCGGTATTAAGCTGTGGGTTGATCTCCTGGTAAAATTCCTTTGCATCGTTTCCGAATACATTTTTAACGTAATGTGGCAGTCCCTCCACATCCGCCGGGCCACGGTGTTTTATCTTCTGCCCGCTCTTATACATCAGTCGGTCATCTGCCAGTATGATCTTCTGGCTGTCAAATATCTCGCCCGCATTCCGGCTGTATGCTATATCAAGGTCTTTCAACTCTTCCAGTGCTTCTCTGAAGATTGGAAGTCCCATAGGAGAAGATATGTCTACGTTATTGGCTTGCGGTGTGCGCAAGATGCCAAACATAGGCTTATCAAGTGGCTCTCCTGACGTCTTAAGGATTGGCGGCGTGTCTGCTGCCATGTCCGCCCATTTAGTCTGTGTTAGCGGTATCGGATCTCCTATACTGTCCGTTGATTTTGAAACATATGCCCGATTGCTGATATAGTACGGGCGCAACATTGCACCGTCCATCTCTGTCTCAACAAAGCGATGATGTTCTAACCTGGTGTACCACTTTTTCCCAGACTGATAAGTATCTTTAAATATAATCTCCCGTACTCCCAGGTTGTCATAGTCTACCAGTAAGACATCCGCAGGAGTAAAAACGTCTAGGCTTGTGCCGTTTGGCTTTAAAAACACAGTGCCGTAAGCGCATCCGTACTCCACCCAGTCACGAAGCTTAGGATAAATCAAATCTATCTGCTGCTGCAACCACTCTGCCCGGGCACTGCCTTCCAAATGTATACCGATACCCAAGGTTACCAGGCGGGCCGTCTCTGAACAAAGGGCTTTTGCAAAATTAATTGTTTTTATGCCTTCTTCATCATCCAGCCACTCCGGATTGCCGTGGTAGACATCTGCGCATTGATTTATGGCCTTTTCCATGTCTGGCGATACAATCGATTGAACATTAAAAGCCTTTTCTGCCTGACGCTTAAATATCATATTAATCCACCCTTTTACCGTTGATAATATACCCATTATGCACTATTCCCCCGTCTCTCCCACAGCGATTCCGTAGCGTAACGGGTCGCATCAATGAGATGGTTATTTTTGTCTGGATATCCGCTTATGACGTTGCCGTCCTTATCCCGCTCGTACTCATACTCTTTAAATTCGTTGCAAGCGTTAGGCGTTCTGTTCGGATCCATGACAATTTTTTTCCCTTGTAACCACTTCATTGAGTACTCAATGCTGCCAGGTCCTTTATGTGCTGCTCTGGCTGGTAGCCCTGAATCTCTGTAATCCTCAACAGATTTTGGCTCTGCACTATCGCATGTTATAACATAGTCATCATATTTGCGCCGTTTGATTTCGGCGGCTGTCCAGCTGTTCTTTTTCTTGTTTTCATAAATCTCGTCTATGAAATATATGGTTTCACGCGCCGAATCGTAATATATCCTTACAAAAGCATATTTATCTGGGTACCATCCCCAGTCAACACCTTGATATATGCGATCCATGATTTTGATTTCTTCATCTGTGATAGTGCGCTCTTCGATAAATTCGAAGACGTTGCCGCCGTTTCCGTTCGCTTCACCCATATACTCATTTTCATATGCGCTTGGATTGACCTCTTTTAGATGTTCTGCATCGTTAAGAAATTCCTCTCCCAGCCAGTCATCAGGGACATCTTTGTATGTGCTTCGCATAACAACGGCGCTCGCGTTTTTAAACTCTGCCTCTACAGTATACTTATTGGCCCAGTTGATCTTGCTTCTCGGTGGGTTAAATGATTTAAACTTATATGCTTTGTCGCCGCCACGTATAGCGGACTGCTGGATACTTCTAACTTCTTCCGGTCCGGCAAACTGATCTAACTCTTCAAACCATACAATACCGATATATCCGAACTTCGGCTTAATTGATTTTATTTTAATCGGATCATCCGCGCCTCGGAAATAGATTTTCTGTCCGGTTGGCTTATACGTAATCTCAAAAGGAGACTGCTTGAATTTAAACTCTGCATCAAGGCCAAGCTTTGAAATCGCCCATTGCAGCTGCGCATACACAGAATCCTTTATGGTATTTCCGACTTTTCGCAGCACAAGTGCGTGCATATCAGGATGTTTTTTTATCAGCTCCGGGATAATGCATGATATACAAGACGATTTCGAAGATCCTCGCCCGCCTGGAAGCACATACTCCGTATGCATACCGCGCCGGATGTCGCGAATCATCGGGTGGAATACATCCGCCACCACATCAAGATCGATGTGATATTCTTTTGCTGCTTTGGCTTCATCTTCTGCCTTCTGCTGTGCTTCTTTTTCTTCTTTTACGGCTATAGCTTTCTCCAAGTCAGACATGGCCTTTAGCTGTTCGGAAAAAGCCGGAGCGAAGCCGAATGAATCTTTTACTTCCCCCCGTGCAATCATGGCACGGCGCTTCTGGATGTCAGCAAGAGACATGGTGTCAGTACCGTTGAGCTTATCCAGTTGATCTTGCTTCTCGGCTATATAGGCTGATACATCAGCATTTTTCAGCAGTCTGTATCCTTCTGCCTCAGGCTTCCTATATCCAGCTTTTCTCGCCGCATCAGTTGCGTTCCCGCCATTTTCTATGAAATTTTTTGCGAACGCTTCCCGCTTTGGCGTAAGCCTCATTTACTCACCATCCTGTCACTACTGCCAACTTTCTAGCGCTTCCCATATCTCTTTCAGTGCCATAACCATATCCACCTGTGATGCCGTCCGGATAATCTCATAATCCCTTGTCTTCCATTCTCCACGTACATATTGCAATGTAGGTGTGCTCACACTGTACATGGTTATCATCCGGTTCTGATCCGCGCTGTAAAACTGACTTGTGCCTATCTTTGTTACAAACTGCTTTGTGAGCAATGCTCTTTGCAGCTTTCTTTGTATCTGGTTAAGGTTCATATACTATCACCCTATTTTCATTTTAAAAAATATAAAACGAGATGTATCACCATATTTTTTCTTGATACATCTCGTTTCTTTTTATAGCTTATTTTCCATACATTTTTTCTCGTGTTCCTTTGTGCATATGGTTATACATCCACCGCGTCCACATCCTCCATGTTCTCCCAGTCCAACAGAGTGCCACACTTACCGCAATAGCTATTCTCATTTCCGTCTGGGTTCTCCATGTATTCGGCACTTCCGCATACCGGGCAGAATGGCGCAAGGTTATCTGCGTATTGTACCGGATACTTTGGCTGCTTGTAAAGCTCACTGATCGGTATGCTCAACGCTGCTGCAATTCTTTCTACCGTACTGGCCCATAGTAATCCTCCCTCTTGCAGATTCTGCAAAGGTCTGATACAATGGACCTAAGCAGATCAGGTAAGTGGCGGTAACATCTTGGCGGGTGTCCACCACTTATTTTTTTGTGTCATTGTCTAGCTCCATTTATACATGTTTATATTTCCAAAAGCCAAAAAGCTTAAGTCTGTGGTAAAATTCTGCTTTTACTTTCCTCCGATATCCGTAAAAATCATCTGCTTTTGCCGGGATATCTCTTCCTCTTCGGATCAGTGTATAGTACCCATCGCCTGTCACCAAGCTATCATACGTCTGGATTTCAAGCCCTGGTGCTTTTGATATCGCACAGCCAAACAGTATGATTTTTATCTCAGGATCCGGGCTCCTGCAATACAGGTCGAGTTGTGATTCATCCTCTTTTGGCACGTTATAGTCAGATAACTTAGCCTCTCTTGTCCTCATTTAATCTTCCTCTTCTTTTTTTGCTGTCAGATATATCGTAGACAGATCATAGCCGCTTCGTTTAAGGCGTTCTATAATTGCATCCCAATCTTTCAACAGCTTACCTTTTACCTTGCTTTCCGCTGGTGCTACTTCTTTTTTGGTTACAAGTTTTGGGCCCCTACACAGATTCTATAATATCCGCCTTTAGCTTTCCTCTGCCCGTCACACCAGCCTGTCCCATTGTCGTAGTAACATGACATTCTTTTCCCCTTTCCGCAGCTATCCGGTGTATGGCTGCTATAACGTACTCCATGCCCGGGTTTACTTTTTTCCACATGGCTGTATCTCCACTAAATTTCAGTTTTACTGCATAACGTTATTAATTTTATGCAACTTTATCCTCTGCCTCCAGGAAGGCTGCAACAGCCTTTTTTATCAGCCACGCTATGGTTCTTTCATTCTTCTGGCAGTAAGCCACTACTTGCCGGAGCTGCACAGGATCCATGCTCACGCTCTGTCTGACGGCTTTATCTTCTGCTTTCTTCTTCGGTCTTGCCATATCACTACCTCCCTTTCCGTATGCTTATTAAATTTTGGGTTATTTTTATTCATAGTCTCCTTTTTCAGTCACCCATTTATTCTCTTTTCTTTCTTCTCGATCTTTTGCTCTCTGCCGTTTAAGTGCTTTACAATTAGTACAGTTATTCTTGTTTTTACACCGCCAACAATTATCTCTATATAGCCAGAAGTAACCTGGTGGCTGTGGTCTTGGTTTTCTTTTTGCTTTACCCACTATTTTATTCTCCAATGAAAGTGCGATTTAATCTTCTTTCAGATAATCTTTATAAATGAAATATGGTGTACATTGACTGGCTAACATTGCCGCAATTGCCATCCCATGTATAATTGCAAGTTTACACTGTTCATCACCTTCAAACACAGTAGAAGCAACCATTTTATTTAACTCATCAGATGCTATGTAGTCTATGATTTTTCGCTGAAGTTCTACGGGGTCTACAACAATTTTATAATCTGATAAATTGATGTCGTTCATTTATTCACAACCTTTCATATATTTCATGGCATCTACATATTGCATACCTTTTATTTCTTCATACAAACACCATGTATGGTATTTACTGCATAATTTTTCCCAATCCTTTTCGTCTACTATGTAATCAGGACATCTGGCGTCACAAAAATCGCAAAATGCATTTCTAATACAATATCCCATAATTTATCTCCTAAAACCCATGTTTGATCGCCGCATAAACTAATACAATATAACTCACATTTCATGTTAACTACAACCATCTTACTACCGGTTCAGATGTACTTCCTTTCTCCCAAACAAACCAAGCATGACACATAGTTGTCGCCCAACGTTTTCCTGTCTTTGGGTCTTTCTCTAATCCACTATTCCAAGTCGCCATTCTGTTTCTGAAAACATAAATGTACTTCGGCGGATATTTGTCAAATAACTCCTTCCTCTTAGCACCTTCCAAGAACTGGATTTTGAGAAACATAGCCATTTGACCATCATCTTCCAGTAACTCCATACCCTTTTCTACAAATTCCTTTGCGAGCGAGTACGGTGGATTTGTGATAATTCCTTCATATTTTTTATCAGTTTTATATGTAAGGAAATCAGCAACAATTGTTCCAGGATATCCTCGATCTACTAAGTCCATCCCTGTAATTTCTCTCTTGGTTGTATAAAAATCATTGATTGCATTAGCGATATGCCCACCACCAACACAAGGCTCCAAAATTGTATGTGCATCAAATGTATATTTAGTCAGCAACATTTTTACTGCTTCTGGATTAGTTGCATAGTAATCATCTTCAACCCTTCCATTTTCTGGATTGCCGCCTGCAAGCTTTGCACCCGCTAATACTTTCTTGTTGTTCATTTCTTCACCAGAAAGGTGACATGTCCTTAGTAGCTACCCTAACTTTTCCTTTCTGATTTGTTATTCTCTTATTTATTAGATGTTATTTGCTATATTCTGTTACTCTTTTACTTCCTATTTCAAAAATGTCTTTATCCTTTTCGAAACAAATATAATTTCTTCCTGTGTTCATAGCTGCAATTGCTGTTGTACAACTACCGGCACAAGAATCCAAAATCAAATCGCCAGGATTAGAATATGTTTTAATAAGTTCCTCGATCAGAGCAACAGGTTTTTGTGTGCCATGATAGGCTGCTTTTTGAGTATCTTTAGCAAATGTCCATACTGACTTCGGATATCGTTTTGTAGAGTCATAATCCTGCCATTCGCTCTTACCATAATCCGTTGATTCTTTTGCATTTACATGATGTGCCGCCTTTGATACTTTTCTTTCATGACCGTCTGTCATTTGAGGATTATATGTGGGTGGTTTCTTATAGAAAATACAGATATCTTCATGAGAACGCAACGGCATCTTTTTGGCATTTAGAAATCCGGTTGGCTGTGTTTTCTGCCAGATAAGATTATATTTCCAAAGCTTGCGATTGCTATGCATCAGATCTGCAGTAAACATACCATTTGCAAATAGAATTATTGTTCCATTATCCTTAATAACTCTTTCATACTGTTCCCATAATGGTTCAAATGGAATAACTGAATCCCATTTATTTCGTGAGGTTTGCCCATAAGGGAGATCTGTAATAATTGTATCGACTGACTTATCATCAATTTTCTTCATACCTTCAAGGCAATCTTCGTTGTATATTTTGTTAATCTCTAACAAACGGTATCACCCACTCTCTTACAGGCAATATCTTAATTTACCGATGATACCAAATCATCTTGCCATCAGCCATTTTCAGTTCTACCTTATCAGGATAGTTATCACTATCTTTGCAAGCATGGAACCTCATATCATGGATTTCCAACGCAACCTTATGACTATCCTCACATTTTTTACATTCATTCTTATCTTTGTACTTCGTTCCGCAATGTTCGCACACATATAGCTGTAAACTCTTCATTATTTACTTTCACCTCAATCTTAACTTTCAGTTTAGCTCACTCATACCCTTCAAAGCTCAGTTGTCCAGGTGTGTCCCTTTCTTCCATCCACCAGCTAAAAACGTCATTCCCGTCTTTCCACCTAGGTTTTCTTCCTGTTCCATCATTCCTCATCACTTCCAGCATTTTGTCAAAAGCTCTGATATACGCTCGCTTGTATGACGGGAACATGGAAAATTCAAAATATCTGTTTTTTCCTGCCATCGGACAGCCTACGCAACCACATCTTGAAAAACCCATGTTATAAAGCGGATTGATATGAATTCCTTCACCAGCAATGAAGCGTGCTATATCGTAGTCCGTCCACTCTATTATTGGATTGCAAACGGTTTTGGCTTTTAACTCGCATTTTTCGATGAATTTTCTTTTCTTTGAGTTATCATTCATCAGCATAATTTCTGAAATACCCGGAATTGTCATCTGCTCAAATTCTTCGGTTTCCCCTTGATTTTCCGACATTTCCGAATCAGATATTTTTATCCTATCTTTTTTAGTTTTCCCTAATACCTCATACTCTCCCCTATCAGCCCTTGCGCTGCTTTCATCCCACCGCACGCCTGTCGCTATCATTCTGTTTTTACAAGCGTCTTCTTTCAGGTATGCACAACAATATCTCGCCATCCTGGTTGGCGGCATTTTCTTTTTTACAATCAACTGCCACATCGAAAGGGCCGGGTATTGGATTGTACATTTAATTCCATTCGACTCTAATTTTTTGAATACTTTTCTAATATGATAAACTGTCTGCGGCGCATCTATGGTTGTATGGCTGTGATGTACTTCGAACGGAACACCGGACCTTTTAAAAAGTTCCAGAATAACATCTGAATCTTTTCCCCCGGAATATGTACATACAACCGGCGCGCGATAATGGCGCAGGCTCATTTCAGACGCCAGCTTGATCCTTTCGATTGCTTTTTGTTCTAAATCCATCTTTTCTCCTAAATCTTAATTTAGTTTCCTTCCAGTAACTCAACTGACAACTAAAAAATCAACTCAAAAGTCATTTTCTCCCTCCATACTCCCTGATCAGTCCTGCGGCCTCTGCCTGGCCCTTTTCTTCCAGGAAGTTAATCACATAATCAATATCACACAGCTGGCCTTTGCGTTTCTGGTTCAGCCCGATCACCTCATCAATACTATCCCAATCAAACTCAATATTGTATTTTCGCTGTAATTCTTCCGCATAATCCTTTACGGTTTCATACTGGCACCCAAACGGGTCCACGGCGTCCATCATATCGCAAAGGTTGATAAACGCATCCTTCCATCTTAACAACCGATCACGACCAAATCTAAACGCCTGATTAAGTGAAAACATCACTGTAGGCACGAATGTGGCCAGGATTCTGTGCGCCAACATTTCACTAAGCTCTTCAGCTTTTTTGCTGGATATCTCCATAGGGATAAAGTAAGCATTTCTGACTTTCAGCTCTTTTTTTAATGCCTCTACCCCGCCTTTTTCTACGATCTCCAGGGCGTATGCTAAACCATCCATCCTGGCTTTGTAAAATTTGTCCGTTTTCATCTTTCTTCTCCTCTTGGTGCTTCCTTGTGGTCCCTCCTTTCGGGCCGGGTTTTTGGAGGACATTTGATAGGTTCCCGGCCCACGGTCAGTGAGTATACTTTGTGGGTATAATAGTGACATATTACTGACCACAAGATTATATGTATCAGCCCTTTTCAGGGCGGGATACCGCTTTGCGGACTTTTGTAGTCCTTCTTTTTGGATCCGGACATAGTTCCGTTCCGTCATATGCTGGCCTCCTGAAGCTTTCGCTCATGGGAGACGGGTATTTTTCCAAATCTGCCAGCTCAGCCATTTTCTTTTTTCTGCTTTTTTCCTGGTATATAACTTTATCCTTGTGACTTATCATTATCCATCCACTCTTTTACTTTATCTTGCATTATGCTGTCATAATCAGTGTCTCGCTGATCGTAGTTAAAAAAGGCATTCTGTTTCTTAGTCTGGCTTTTCCCAGACTTTGCTGACTTATCTTGTTCCCTTGCAAACCAGCTGTTCAAAAACCGTGGTGCACCTTTGCGTGTTTTTCGGCGTGTAGGGTTCGAATCACACCACCCAATAATCTTGTTAAGCTCCTGGTCACACTCAACGCCCGGGTACAACTTTTGCATCTTATCAAGTGCAGTTTTTGTTACTTCATAGAATGTTCCATCATTAAGCTTAAATGCTCCAACTACAGGCCCGTTTTCTTCTTCCGGAATATCTTCCGCCGGTCTCCCACC